GGAAGTTTCAACTTATACTTATCAAGGAGTTGGTTGAGGAATGTTGGTTGAATCCATCCTTTAAATTCATCTATGAGAAGCGTAGCTTCCCCGTTATAACCGTCAAACCAGATATTTCCTCCACTTGGTACTCCCAGTGTGTAATGTTCTCCATAGAGTTTAGCATAGCTTCGAGCCTTTGTAGATTTTCCTGTACCGGCATCTCCAAAAAAGAGAACCACATCCATTTCTCGTTCATTGGGTTGTTCATCCAAGATATTATAAAGGCTCGTAAATCCTCGATAGTAACGTACCCAAGCTTCTGGGTGTTCACTTGCGATTTCATTTAACGGACGTTTTTCTTTAATTTTCCGAATAGGGTCACCTAAATCATTGCGGGCCCCTTGTCCCACAATATTTATATTTCCTGTTTCCCAAAATTCATTACCTCCTTCTTTAGAACAGTATGTTCGGTTCTGTTGCGGTGTACCATTCGCGTTTTTCAATGCCAGTGGGAACCCCAATGTACCGAACTCTTTTTGTAAGGACCCGGTGGTCTTCTTTTTTTTAAGGTTTAAATATCCTTGTAAATGTGGGGTTCCAGTAGTCGGTGCTACCTCCTTTTGCCAACAGGCGTACTTACAATTAGCTGTAGCCCATACTTTTAACTCTTCTATTTTTTCATCCAAATAATTATTGTAAGTAAAGCAGTAAGCGACACGTGCCATGTCCAATGTCCAAGTATCCAAGGTGCGGGGTAATATATATAACCCGCACCTTATTGTCCATTAAGTACACTTCCGTTTTTCCGTTGTGCTATCCTATTGGTAGAATTACGCGTCGGACCCGTGCGTACTCGTTTCCCGTCGCGTTACGCGAAAGAGGACTTTCGCTGCACGCGTCTGACGTCACGAGGACATCGGGTACGCGCTATGTTGCATGCATTTGCGCTCCGCGATCATAAAAGGATTTGTTGTGGTGCATAGCAGTTGTATGCATCGTAGTTGTGGTGCTAAATAATATATTGCATTGTAGTTTTTATACATTTGCGAACTAAAGTTCGCGTTTATTATTAAACGTCTACATATTTTAGTCTTACATTCCATGCCATTTGATATAGTTCTGTTCCATTTGCCTGTGTATACGCAAGGTTTACCATAAATAACCCTCCAGTTGCTATGTCTCCAATGACTGCAGGATTTGAATCTGCCTTAAAGTGCGTGGTTAATCCACGAAGTTTTCTAAACTCATCTATCCTTATAGGTAAGTCGCAGTCATTTGGAAATATATTTGTCAATACTCCAGCTGTATTAGTTGCTTGAGGAAGGGTTATCTTTTTGTCCATTAATGTTACAAATCGTTCCCGATTGTTCATATTCAAACCACTATAAGCCGTGGTTGTATTCGTTCCAGTTTGTTCGGTATCTTGCAAAAAGTCTGCCATAGCGGGGTTAGCTCCGTTAGTCTGTCTATCATATATAATCATTACCCTATAATAATCTGGTGTAGTGGTTGCTCTAGTAACGGCCATGGTTGATATCTGTGCTGTCAATCTTACTGACCTCATTTCTATCTTCCTGCCAATTCTATTAAACATGGATGAGCCAACTTGTATTAGATTTAAAGCTGTTATATTGCCAGTTGTACTACAGTTTTGAAAGCCATTGGGTGTGTCATCAGTCCCAGTGAAGAGTACCTTCTTCTCCGTCGCTGTCTGTCTCAATAATCCAGGGATGACACTTCTTTGCTGGCGGCGCGGGGCACGAAAAGGGCGTGTCACTTTCTGAGTCGTAGGAGCTTTCTTCTTTTGTGCTCTCTTCCCCGTATACATATTCTTCTGTCTCGCTTTCGGAATCCAGGGTTTATTTTAAATGGAATATTTATTTTAATTTATTTATAGTACAATCGGAATAATCCGTTCCTCTAAATTCGTATATTCCCGTTATTCTCCGTAATAGTGATGACTTATTCCATATTACCTTATCTGACCACCATTCCTCTGGCGGGAAATTTGAAGTAATAAATACGTGAGTGAATTTGGCGTTAACAAATCCACCTTTGATTGGAAGTTTCAACTTATACTTATCAAGGAGTTGGTTGAGGAATGTTGGTTGAATCCATCCTTTAAATTCATCTATGAGAAGCGTAGCTTCCCCGTTATAACCGTCAAACCAGATATTTCCTC